TTCGCTGACATAAATATTTCTGGTAATGATAATACGATTACTTCAGCTCAAAGAGAAACCGATAAAATGTTATTCATAGATGTCAACGGTTCTGATAATACTATAGCAACTGACCAAAAAGATACTGGAGAGCATTTTTTAGATATAACTGTTGGTTCAAATCAAACAGTTGATATAACACAACAAGGAACGGGTGACCATGCAGCTACAATTAATATGGGTGGTTATTCATCAGGTTTAGATTTAACACAATCTGGTTCAACTGACCAGAATTATTCATTATCACAAACTTGTGCTAATGCGAGTGGTTGTGGAACGACAACACTAACTCAACAATAGAAGGAATTTTTAAATGTATAACTTATATTCAACAAAAGAAAAAATTTATTTTTCAATTTGTGGTTTAATTATTACATTATGTTTAATATGGGTAACACACATAGCTTTTGAATATCGACAAGTTCGTGCAGAATGGAATGAAACATTTACAACACCAAAAGCTTATTGGGAAATACCAGAACTAAATAGAAATAGATGAAGAAGTTTTTTACTCATTGGACAGTTGCTTTTGTAACTTTATTTGTACTGTCTTTTATTGGTTTACAAGACCCTCAAATTAAAGAGATTGCGAGGTTGAAATCTTTTGACCTTCTTCTCCAATCAGAACCTAAAGAAGTATCAAATAATATTGCTGTCGTTTCTATAGACGAAAAGGCAATAGAAAAATATGGTCAATGGCCATGGAATAGAGAAGTCCTTTCCGATATAATAATCAATCTAAGACAAAACAATGTAGGTGTCATTGTATTACCTATTTTATTTTCAGAACCAGATAGATTAGGTGGTGATGTATTATTTTCAGATGTAGTACAAGAATTTGTTGTTATAGGTCAAGTAGGCACAACACAAACAAATAAAAATGCAGTAAATCGTGGAGTAGGTAAAGTAGGTTCAGGTAATGACCCTTTAGATTATATGTTTGAATGGCCTGGAATGTTAGGTCCTATTCCTGAATTAGGTAAAAATGCAAGTGGTGTAGGTGTATTAAACACAGCACCTGAAGTTGATGGTGTGACAAGAAGAGCACCTTTAATTATGAGAGTAGGTGATGAAACATATCCTGCTATTGCATTAGAAGTATTAAGGGTTGCCAATGGACAAAAATCATATAGAGTAAAAACTGATTATAATGGTATTATTGCATTATCAGTAAGAGGATTTAAACCAATCTATACAGACCAACACGGCAGAATATGGTTGCGTTGGAATAAAGAATATGAAACTATATCAGCAGCTGATATTGATAACTTTGATAGACTACAAGGTAAAACTGTAATTATAGGAATGTCTGCTGAAGGATTAGGTGGCATTATGGCAACACCTGTAGGCGAAAGATATTCATATGAATTAGGTGCAACAACAATTGAAACATTATTAAATCCTGATAGATTAGTTAGACACGATTTAAGTTTAATTGCAGAATTAGCTATTGCCTTTTTAGTGGCTTCTGTTATAATAATACTTGTAAGATTTGGACCTTATTGGTTGATAGGTCTTTCAATTATAGGTTCAGGTGTTATTTTAATTTATGCACAAAAATATATTTTCACTAATTACAATTTATTAACAGATGTAAGTTGGCCTTTATTTGTATTAACAATAGTAGGTTTTCATTCTGTATTCAATCGTTTCATCTTAGAGTTTTTTGAAAAGCAAAAGATAAAAAAACAATTCGCAGGTTATACATCACCTACGGTTGTGAAAATGTTACAGGAGAATCCTAGTTTGATAAAAGATGGTATGAAAAAAGAAATATCTATATGTTTCTCAGATTTACGAGGTTTTACACCTTTAGGAGAAAGTTTTGGTGATGATGTTAAAGGATTAACAAAGTTAATGAATGGTTATATGGATGCGATTACAGAACCAGTCTTAGATGCTAAGGGTATGATTATAAAATACATTGGTGACGCTTCCATGCACATCCACAACGCACCAATAGACGACCCTCAACACCCTAAGAGTGCAGTACAAACTGGTTTAAATATGTTAAAAGCTGTAGAACAATTTAATAAAAAGATTACTTCCGAAGGCCGACCACCTATCGGTATGGGTGCAGGTATTAACACAGGTTTAGGTTACCTTGGTGAAATGGGGTCAACCAAAAGACATTCTTATGATGTATTAGGTGATGCAGTATCAACAGCCGCTCGTATTGAAAGTAAATGTAAAGAATATGGATGTTTATTACTTGTTGGAGAAAATACATACGAAGCTACTAAAGACGACTTTTTCTATTTAAAGATTGATGACCTTGCAGTTAAAGGTAAAACTGTAGGCATCACTATCTACACAGTTTTATGTGATATGAAATATATGATGAACAACACTAATTGGGGTGTTGCTGAATCTCAACACATAAAAATGCACAATTATTATCAAAAACAAAACTTTGATAATGCTATAAGATTGTGTAATGATTTAAAAAATGAATTTGATGGTAGAATGAAAGACTATTACGAAATGTGGATTGAAAGATGTGAGTATATGAAAACACAACAATTGCCAAAAGATTGGAATGGTGTGTTCATTGCAACAACAAAATAAAAAGGAGGTTTCTTAATCTATTAACAAGACTGTTACTATTTTCAATAACATAGGAGATTAATTTGCTTACACAACTTCAACTAAGGAAACTTAGAAAATTTGTAGTTAAATCATGGAGGCGTGAAAAAAGAAATAAATTTGAATTGTATTGTATAGAATGGTTAAGGATTAAAAAACAAAAGGATAGACGAAGAAGAAGATGTTTAGCTAAAGTCTATCGACTGGAAATGGAAAGGAAGTTAAGAAACGGTGAATTAAAACTAACGGCCTAAGATTTAAAACATCTAAATACTAATATACGGTTAATATAGAACAGTACACCTATTGTGTGTAATCGAGTAACAAATTGAGACCGTTTTATTTCGTCCGTTCAGGATAGATTATACTCATGGAAAAGATAAATAAAGGCACTATGGTGGATTCTCATACAACAAACGAAGACCTCAAAGTAGAAATTGCAGGTCTAAAAAAAGATATTGAAAATGTCAATAAACTCAATGAGCGATTAGATATTGCTATTGAAAAGTTGACAGATGTATCTACATCCATCAAACAAATGCTAGCCGTCCACGAAGAAAAAATCTCCAGACAAGAACAGATAGATGAAATAATCTTTGACAAATTAAAAGAAAGAGCCGTTGAAATTGACACGGTTTACCGAGACCTCCAAAAAGAGATACAATCCGTAGAAAAAAGATTATTAGTAGAAATTAAGTCCCTCAAGCTTGACTTTGGGGCCAGAGTTGGTATACTAGAGAAATACCGATGGTTAATTATGGGTGGTGCGATAGTAATTGGGTTCATTCTTTCTAAGAATTTCGCTACTATTATTCAAATGATGTCTTAATCCTAAGCTTGACTTTTTGTCAGGTTTAGTGTATATTGGTCTTTGCTATGTCGAATTATATTGATTTAAAATTTATTAATGATGTGTCTGGCCGTCTTCAACAATTCAAAAAGAAGTCGGACTACCTCTACAACTTTAGATGTCCACATTGTGGTGATTCTAAAAAGAATAAGACCAAAGCAAGAGCATACTTCTATCGTGTAAAGAATGATATGTTCTTCAAGTGCCATAATTGTGGTACAGGTCAAAATCTAGCAAACTTCATAAAATTCATAGACCCTAAGTTATATGATGAGTATTTGCTAGAACGCTATAAAGGTTCGGCTCCATCGACCCCGAAGCCTACCTTTAAACACGACTTCAAACCAGCGTTTGAAGATAGAACTATATTAGATGATTATAAAAAGATTTCTGAATTGGACGAATCACATCCTGCCAGAAAGTATGTGGCGGATAGAAAAATACCAGAAAAACATTTTGACAAGTTTTATCTTGTTGATAAGTTTTACACATTGGTAGAAAAAGTAAAACCAGGACAATTTAAAGTTAGGAATGACCATCCAAGGTTGGTTATTCCTTTTTTTGACACTACTGGAAAACTATTTGCTTTTCAAGGTAGAGCATTTGGTGATGAACAGCCAAAGTATGTAACTGTGAAGTTAGATGAAAGCAAAAGAAAAATTTATGGATTAGAGAGAATTAATTTTCAACTACCGATACACATAGTTGAAGGACCTATTGATTCACTCTTTGTTGATAACTGTTTAGCAATGGGTGGTGCTGATATGTTTTTTGATAGAGTACCAGCAGAACAAGTAACATATATATTTGATAACGAGCCTCGAAATAAAGAGATTGTAAAAAGAATGTATGATGTTATTGAAAAAGATTACAATATTGTGATATGGCCGAATGAGATGCGACATAAAGACATTAATGATATGATTGTTGCAGGACTTGACAAAGCCGAAATTTATGATATTATAAGTACCAACACTTGCAACAAATTAACTGCCTTGACAAAATTAAATCATTGGAAAAAAATATAAGAGGGAATAGAGAATGACAGAAAATATTAATGTAATTAAGAGAAACAATCGAGGCAAAGAACCTCTTAACATTGAAAAGATACACGAAATGGTTGAATATGCTTGTGAAGATATTTCTGGTGTATCTTCTTCACAAGTTGAGATGAATAGCGGCCTTCAATTTTATGATGGTATTAGCACAGATGAAATTCAACAAATTCTTATCAAGTCGGCATCCGACCTTATCTCATTAGAATATCCTAACTATCAATATGTTGCGGCTAGACTTTTATTGTTTAGTTTGAGAAAACAAGTTATGGGTAAATTATGGGACCATCCACACATTTATGACCATGTGAAAAAAGGTGTAGAAAAAGGTGTGTATGACCCGGAGATTTTAACTTGGTACACAAAGGCCGAGTTTGATAGAATGGAAAACTGGATTAACCACGAAAGAGATTATGATTTTACTTACGCTGGTCTAAGACAGGTAATTGACAAATATCTTGTACAAGATAGAAGTAATGGACAAGTTTTTGAAACGCCTCAGTTTATGTATATGTTAATTGCAGCCACCGTTTTCAAAAACTATACAAACGGAAAAAGGATGACATATGTTAAAAAATATTATGACGCAATTTCAAGGTTTAAAATCAACATTCCTACCCCGGTTATGGCTGGTGTTAGAACACCTATTCGCCAGTATGCTAGTTGTGTGCTTGTTGATATTGATGATACTCTTCCATCTATTTTCAGTAGTGATATGGCTATTGGCAATTATGTTGCACAAAGGGCTGGAATTGGTATTAACGCAGGTAGGATTAGGGGCATCAATTCCAGAATTAGAGGCGGCGAGGTACAACACACAGGAGTTATACCGTTTCTCAAAAAATTCGAGGCAACAGTTAAGTGCTGTACTCAAAATGGTGTTCGTGGAGGCTCCGCTACGGTTCATTTCCCAATTTGGCATAAAGAAATTGAAGACATTATTGTTCTCAAAAACAACAAAGGAACGGAAGACAACCGAGTACGGAAATTAGATTATTCTATTCAGTTATCTAAATTGTTTTACGAAAGATTTATTAATGATGAAGATATTACTTTATTTTCACCACACGAAGTACCTGAACTTTACGAAGCTTGGGGTACCGATAAGTTTGATGAACTGTATGAAATTACAGAAAGAAAAACAAGTGTAAGTAAAAAGAAAATATCAGCACAATCTTTAATCTTTGATATGTTAAAAGAAAGAGCTGAAACTGGTCGTATCTATATTATGAATATTGACCATTGTAATACTCATTCTAGTTTCAAAGATAGAGTTTATATGTCTAATTTGTGCCAAGAAATTACATTACCTACTGACCCTATTCAACACATTGATGGAGAGGGAGAAATTGCATTGTGTATTCTATCAGCAATTAATGTTGGTAAAATAAACCATGTGGAAGAATTAGAACCATTATGTGAATTAGCAGTAAGAAGTTTAGATGAGATTATTGACCATCAAAGATATCCTGTTAAGGCAGCTGAAGTATCAACTAAGGCAAGAAGAAGTCTTGGTATTGGATACATTGGTCTTGCACATTATTTGGCAAAACATAAAGTTAAGTATGCTGACAAAGAAGCATTAAAATTAGTAGATGAATTAACTGAAGCATTCCAATATTATCTATTGGCAGCTTCTTGTGACCTTGCTGAAGAAAAAGGTCCTTGTGAATATTTTAATAGAACAAAGTATTCTGACGGTATTCTTCCTATAGATACTTACAAAAAAGAAGTAGATGAGTTGGTGAAACCAAATTTCAAATACGATTGGGAAGGTCTAAGGAAAGATATTGCGAAAAACGGGCTACGACATAGCACACTCACAGCCCAAATGCCGTCTGAAAGCTCTAGTGTGGTTTCCAATGCTACAAACGGCATTGAACCACCTAGGGATTATTTAAGTGTTAAGAAATCTAAGAAAGGTACACTAAAACAGGTTGTACCACAATATCAACAATTAAAGAATTTTTATACTTTATTGTGGGATATGAAAGATAATAATGGATATATAAATATCGTTGCAGTTATGCAGAAATACTTTGACCAAGCTATTTCTGGCAACTGGTCATATAATCCAGAGAACTATGAAGACAACCAGGTTCCTGTGTCCGTTATGGCACAAGACCTATTGAATACTTACAAGTATGGTTGGAAGACTTCATATTATCAAAATACATATGACGCTAAGAGAGATATTGATGAACCAGCACATCCAGTTGGTTGGAAAGACAATGTAGAAGAAGTTAACCCAGCAACTACTTTACAAGATGAAGAAGCTTGTGATAGTTGTACAATCTAAAGGAGCGTTATGTCATTTTTATGTGTAAATACTCCTTTTATAGATGTGTTTGTCAAAAAGGAATATCTTTATGACCACCAAAAAGGGCACGGTGAGTTAGTCGAAGGCATTTGGTGTACGGCAAAGTCTATACAAGGCAGAGCATTGTATTTTGAAACATACTTACCTGAGTATGGTGCTTTATTTGATAAACTACCAATATCCGCATTTGTGTGGAAAAAAGATTACGGAGAAAGTTTACCGTTAACAGAACTACAATTATGGGATTGTTTTAGTTACGATATAACAATTGTAGAAAAGAAAATGTTAACAGGCCAAAGGGCTAAGTATCTTTCGCCAACAAAAAAGTGGCATAGAGGTTGGTATCTCTTTACGATTGATAATTGTAATGCTACAAATATAGAAAGAAATGTAACTTATAGTGAAATACCAAGTCAACATAAGTCATTTAATATTTTAAAATTAGAAAACGGTCATTTTGCGGCTCAACCAAATAATAGAGTATTATTTTTTGATAAGTCGTTGACACCTAGTGAACTAAAGTTTCCAGACTTTAAAGTTTCTACAGTAGAATATTCAGTAGAAGGCGAAGAAAAATGGACAGCTGGTGATAGTGATGAATTTTTTTATGAACTGAAAGAAGACAAGAATGGAAAATAGTTTATTAATACATAAACATTTAATAGTAAGAGCTGAAATTAATAATCCGCCAAAAGAAGTAACCTCATTCGAGCAATGGCTTAAGGATTTTGTTAATTTCATTAATATGAAGGTTTTATTGGGGCCAGTAGTTGCGTATTGCGACAAGGCCAGGCAATAGAGGAATAACGGGAGTTGTAGTGATTGAAACAAGTCATATTTCTATCCATGTTTGGGACGAACCAGTACCAGCAATGATGCAGCTAGATGTTTATAGTTGTGCTGAATTTGACCCATACAAGATTGCAGAAAAGATAAAAAGTGATTTCAATGTTACAAAACTAGATTATAAATTTTTAAACCGAGAAACAGGTTTAAAACCAATACGATTGAAAAAGGAGAAAATGTAGTGGCGAGAAGTGTGTTTAACAAAGATAAAGGATTAGACTTTACGAAACAACCAATGTTTTTTGGACCTGATTTACAGGTTCAACAATATAGTGATATGAAATATCCTATCTTTGATAAACTAAATCAACAACAACTTGGTTATTTCTGGAGACCTGAAGAAGTGTCTTTGCAGAAAGATAGAAACGATTACTTACAATTAAATGAACAACAAAAGTTTATTTTTACAAGTAATCTTAAATATCAAACTATGTTAGATAGTGTACAAGGTAGAGGACCGTGTTTGGCCTTTTTACCTTTTGTATCTATACCAGAACTAGAAGGCTGTATTGTAACTTGGGACTTTATTGAAACCATCCATAGTAGAAGTTATACATACATTATTAAAAATCTATACTCTAATCCAAATGAAATCTTTGATACTATTATTGAAGATGAAAAGATTGAGAAAAGAAGTAAGTCTGTAACTCAAACTTATGATGATTTAATTCAATTAGGTTATAAATGGCATCTAACACCAGATAAAGTTGATTTACAAGAACTTAAAAAGAAAATGTACCTTGCAATGGTTACAGTTAATATTTTAGAAGGCCTAAGATTCTATGTATCATTTGCTTGTTCATTTGCATTTGGTGAATTAAAATTATTAGAAGGTTCAGCAAAGATTATATCTTTTATTGCAAGAGATGAAAGTCAACACCTTGCAATGTCACAAACAGTTATTAATAACTGGAGAAATGGTGATGATAAAGATATGATGCCTATTATGAAAGAATGTGAAAAAGAGGTCTATACAATGTATGACGAAGCTGTACAGGAGGAAAAGCGTTGGGCAACTTATCTATTTTCCAAAGGAAGTATGATTGGATTATCCGAAAAACTGTTACACCAGTTTGTAGAATATATGGCGAACAGGCGTATGAAAGCAATCGGCCTAGAACCAAGATACGAACAAAAACAAAATCCGTTACCTTGGGTAGACCATTGGTTAAACAGCAGAAGCCTACAGAACGCACCACAAGAAACAGAAATCGAAAGTTATGTGATTGGTGGTGTTAAACAAGATGTTAAGAAGGACCAATTTAAGAAATTTAAACTATAATGGAAAAGCGTATTAAAAACTGTTCATCCTGTGAAACTAAATATACCATAGTATGGGACTTTGACGAGCAAGATTTAGAGCCGTTAAATTGTCCATTTTGTGGATTTGAAGTAGAACAGGAAGAAGATGAAGAAATCTGGTCAAACGAAGACAGTAACGAAGACGATAATTGGAATTGATTATAGTTTAACAAGTCCTGCCGTATGTGTAAATCACAATGGCAAGATTAACTTTTACTATTTAACAAGTAAAAAAAAATATGTAGGTGAGATGTCAAAAAATATTATTGGTTGTGAACATAAAGAATATAAAACACCTATTCATAGGTTTAGTCAAATATCAGATTGGGCATTTGATATAATTAAAGAAACTTTCCATTCATCACAAAAAATTTATATAGAAGGATATTCCTTTGGCTCAAAAGGTAGAGGTATATTTCAAATAGCTGAAAATTGTGGTATACTTAAATATAGATTACAAGAGTTTGGTGTAGATTATGAAACTGTTGTACCTAGTGTAATTAAAAAACAAGCTACAGGAAAAGGTAATGCTGATAAAGATATGATGTATGAGTCTTTTTTAAAAGAAACTAAAATAGATTTAAAAAAGATATTTGATACAGATAAAGTTGGCAATCCTATATCTGATATTGTTGATAGTTATTATATTCAAAAGGTTGGTTATGAAAATAGTATTAAGAGCACAAAAACATCCTGATAACATCTACGGTACTATAGAAGAATTTGATTTAACAGAAATCAGGTGTATGCCAACAGATAAATGGTTAAAAAATAGAATGGACGAGTTTGATTATTGGTCCTCTTTTGAAAACCATGGCATGATTTATCCTATTACTGTATCACCACACACCGAAGATTGGGTACAAGGTATCATTAAACAAACTGTAAACGGCAAATACAAAAAACCTCAACACATAAAAGCAAATGGTGAAGTTAGACCTGGTCTATATGTTCAGACAGGTAACAAAAGAGTTTTTTGGGCTAGAGAAAAAGGTTACACACACATAGAAGGATATCTAGTAACTAACAAAGAAATAAAATCAAAAATAAGAAGTGACTTACATATACCACACGATAAGGCACCGAGATGATTAATATACCTGATACTATAATGACAACAGATGGTTATACACCACACAAATTTATACATGATTTTGTAAAACATTGGGAAGATTTAAGAGAAGAATGGCCAGAGGCAAGTTTATTTAAAGAAGAAGGCCATATTAAACCTAGAAAACACGGACAAAGACCTCATTTAAGAATGTTCATGTGTTATGCACCTTGGGCTGATAGTCCATATTTCGACAAATACAAAATACAAAGACATCAATTAACTGAAACATGGGATTATTTTGTTGATAAACTTTTTAGTAGTAAAGAATATTCTGATTGGTTAAAAGATACACTAGAGATACCTGGTAATAATTTTAAATATAGATTTGATTGGCATTTAACAAAGTGGGGGCAAGATGTATCTCCTCATGTTGATAGTGTTGGTAAATTAGGTAGCCATCTTATGTATTTTATGCCAGAGGGTTGGAATGATAAGTGTGGTGGACAAACCATATTTTATAAAGGTAAACTTGTTGACAATATGAATCCAGAAGCTAAAGACTTTGCACATAGTCAAGTATATAATAATACAGGTAACACTTCATTGTTATTTAAAAATACTGAAAATGGTTGGCATGGTGTAACAGAGGTCACCAGTGATTTAAACAGACAGATATTTAATGTGGTGGTTTTAAAAAATGATTAGTAATGTTTGGAATAAAGATAGAACAAGATTAGATTGGACATTTCCAACTAAAGAAGTCGCAGGTATTAAATTTAAATATGATAAAGACAATAGACTTATCAATAAAAGAATGAATACCTTTTTTACAAAAGAACCAAAAACATTAGAGTGGATTAATAGTTTTAAAAAAGATGAAATATTAGTTGACATAGGTGCTAATATTGGTGTATATACTTTATATGCAGCTAAGAAAGGTATTACAGTACACGCATTTGAACCACACGCTGGCAATTTTGCAGAGTTGGTAACAAACATATATATTAATGAGTTTAAAAATGTTAAGGCATATCCTTTTGCTGTAATGGATAAGAATAGTGTTGATGAACTTGCTATGTTATCTATTGTACCGGCACAATCACATAACGATTTTGGTATGGAAGATGAAAGAGTAAAACATTATGTAGCTGGTTTTAAATTAGATTATACAAGAGTTAAACCACATCATATTAAAATAGATGTTGATGGTTTAGAAGATAAAGTAATTGCAGGTATGGACACTTCACTTGAAAATGTAAAAACAATGCTTGTAGAAGTAACAACAACAGATACTTTAAAACCTTTATTAGATAGAGGATTTAAAATAGATGAAAGTATGACATATAAGCTAAGTGATACTGAAACAAATTATATATTGAGGAAATAATATGAAAGATGTAAAAGGTTGGCAACTGCCTGATTGGGACAATCACTATGAAGGTATGTTAAAAGAATTTAATGGAAAGTTTGAATATCAAAAACCACAGAGAGATTATTCTTTAGGTTTTTGTAAAGAATTTAATGTTGCATTAGACATTGGTGGTAATATTGGTTTTTGGTCACAAGACTTATGTAGAAAATTTAAAAATGTATGGGCATTTGAACCTCATCCAGAAAACATAGCTTGTTACAGAGAAAATATGAAAGAGTTTGATAACTGGCATTTAGAAGAAGTCGCATTATCAGACCATCAGGAAGAAAACGCCACATTGTTTGCAAGTCCAGATGAAAGTGGTAATGTAAGTTTAAATTCTCATGGTGTAACACACGGCAATTCTAAAAGAATAATTGAAGATGATAAGTTAAACACAACTTATACAGATGTTAAAATGTTAGATGATTATATTGCAGAGTTTGAAGGTAAAAATATTGATTTTATTAAAGTTGATTGCCAAGAACATGAAAAAGAAATTGTATCTGGTGGTTTAGACTTATTAAGTAGGCATGACGCAGTATTAGTATTAGAATTACCTTGTAGAAATGAAAATGAGAAAAAATACCATGATGATATTGTAAACATTTTAAGTGGTATTGGTTACATTAGAAAAGGTAACAATAAAAAAGAAACAGTATTTACAAAATGGTTTGATTAAATGTGTGCAATTCATGGCATATTTAAAAAAGATGTAGATAGTATCATCAAAATGGTGGCGATTGCTCATCATAGAGGACCTGATGGTCGTGGTACTTGGCATGATGAATTCATTACTTTAGGTCATAATCTCCTATCTATTGTTGATGATGAAAAGAACTCTATACAGCCATGGGAACACAATAATTTAATTCTAGTTTATAATGGTGAAATCTATAACTACAAAGAACTAGGCGCAGAGTTTGAATTAACTACCAATACAGATACCGAAGTCATTGCAAGAGGTGTTGAAAAATATGGTGACGCCTTTTTAGATAAACTAGATGGAATGTTTGGTCTTGCAATCTATTTTAAAAAAGAAAAACAATTAATATTAGCTAGAGATTCAAATGGCACAAAACCAGTTTATTATGGTTTTGATAAACAATTTAATATATGTTTTTCTTCAGAAATCAAAGCACTATTAGAAATAGGTTTTGAAAGAAAGTTATGTAAACCAGCATTTGCACATTATCAAAAAGCAGGTTATAATTCAGGCTATCTAACACTATTTGAAGGCATACAGAAATTGGTGCCAGGTGAAGTTAGAACTTATGATGTAATTGAAAATAATGTAATTAATCAAAGAAACTTAAATAATTACAAATACACATATCATCACACACACGAAATAAGAGATAGAGTAAATCAGGCTGTAGAACAAACCTTAATGGGTAGAAGAAACATTGGTTTATTTTTATCTGGTGGTATTGATAGCACATCCATACTTTATGAGATGAAAGAGTTGGGGGTAAAACCAAATACCTTTACCTCTGAATTTGAATTAATTGACC